TGGTTGCTCTGCTGTAGCTGGTTGCTCTGCTGTAGCTGGTGTTACAGGAGCTGGCTGCTCTGCTGTAGCTGGTTGGTTTGTATCTGTTGCCACTAAGTTAGCCACAACATCAGAAGATGATACCGGAGCATTACTATCTGCTGGTGGTTCTACTGGTTCTACCAAATCTTCTACCGGTCCCACAGGAGTATCAGTATTTATGCCCATCGCGGCCAATTCTTCATTGGTCGGAGAACTTACAGTAACAGAAGCATTCGGATCTGCTTTGTTTATAACATTTGCAGTAGCAGGATCGTTAGCTAATTGATCAATGCTCTTTGAAAGATCACTAATATTTGCCGAAGGTGCATTTAACGCCACATTTGGCGAAGAGGCATTCGCAGCTAACTCAGCATTTATTTTTGCAATACTTGGCCCTGATGTTTGTGGGGTTAGATTATCTGTTCCTGGCAGTGGGCCAACTTGAGCAGATGGTGCTGACAAAGCAACTTCTGGAATATTCATGCCAGAAACAAGTTGACCATTTGAAATCTGTGATAATCCGCCTAATGTGGTACCTAATTGACTAGACAAATTACTTAAATTACTTTTATCTGTTCCATATGTTGCTAAATTAGAATTTAAAGTTGCTGTTGCAGTTGTTGCGGCGTCAACCAATGGCTTAATCTGACTATCGTATAAACTTTGTAGGTTTGTATTAGCTGTGGTAAATGCCTCGTTAGCTGGCATAAAAGCATTGACAGCGTTTTGATACGCAGTACCGGCTGCTTGAGCAGCATTGTAGTTTTCTTGAGTCGGGTCAGCCGTTAGTTTTGCTTGCGCTGTGTTATACGCATCTTCCGCAGCTTTAGCAGTTGTATACAATCCACTAGCAGTTTGCTGTAAGTTAGCTACATTATCTTTAGCAGGCTGAAAAATACTGGTATTGGCTTTATCTAAAGCCGCTTGTGCATTTTGGGCGTCAGTAAGTGCGCTATTTGTTGCCGCAAGACCACCAGTAGCAGCAGTTTGTGCGTCATTTACTTGATTTAATTGGTCTAAAGCAGTTCCAGATAACTGATGTGCTTCAGCAGCTAGTTGATCTTTAAAAACGGTGTTATCGGGTGGAGTCCAAGCTGTACTATTGTCTGTTACAGGAGCTGGGGATATTGATGAAGAAGGGGCTGTTAAACTGCCAATTCCGGCACCGATAGCACCACTTTCTGCTCCAGCGGCAATATTACCACCTTTAACAGCAGAACCTATGGCGCCAGTTCCAGCACCAATTAAAGTATTTGCTATTGTAGACGGTACTCCCGCAGTATTTAGCGCAGTATTAACTTGACCACCAATAGCGGCCAAGCCACCACCCAGCACAGCATTTTCTAAGGCTGTAGTTGGATTTGCGCCAGCAGCAATAGATTTACTAGCAGCTACTAGCCCCGCTGCAATAGAAGAGGGTATTCCAACGGAAGTTAAACCGCCAATAGCACCGGCGGTTAAACCACCCTGTATTGCTCCTTGCAATGCTGCTTGTAAAACATCTTGCCCAGTTAATGCGGCCCTGGTGCCACTTAAAGCACCGCCAGTTAACGCACCCTTACCTACAGTTGCAATAGCATTATCTAATGAAGCACTACCTGTAATGCTATTAGCATCGGCAATAGCTTGTGTACCACCAGCCATATCTTCAGCTGCTTGAGTTGCAGCAAAAGTTGAGTTAGCAGCAGCATCTGCAGCAGCAGTGCCTTCAGCTGCAGTAGCGCCAGCTGCGGTAGCCTCTCCAGCAGCGGCAGCTTCTTCAGCACCAGCGGCAGCTAATGCTTCAGGTTCTAAATCGACAGTACCCATAGACAACACAGATAGGGCTACAGCACCAATCATTGCCCAACCACCCGGAATGGCTGTGCGGACAGATTTATCTAGATCTGCTAAACCACCTAATAAACCTGCATGGCTACCATCCGTACCTAACTGATGAGATACCCAATCGGTTGCACTACTTAATGGATTTCCGCCACTCATAAACTAGCCATCCAATAATATTTTGGGTTATCAGATTTTTCTATTTTAAGTCCAAGTTTTTCAAGTAGCTTTAATGTTTTATTTAATATCGGACCGCCGTTTTCCCCGTATACTTTATTAAAACCAGCTTGTTTAACTTGTTTTATAAAATACACCATTGAAGATTTAATTTTTTGCGGTGAATCAGCGGTAAAAAAATTAATTTCAGATGCTTTGTTTCCAAGATTAACTAAAAACAAAAGAGAATCACCATGCTGGATTAAATGCGCCATGTTCTTTTTAATCATGGCTTGCATAGTTTCGGCTAGACGAGCAGTATCCTTTTGACTATGGCCAAAGCGTTTATGATCCTCTGCTATAATCTGTGATGGTGTCATTTTATATCCGGGGTGTTCCTATATACACTAATACGCGTTTTTGGGGCTTTTTGCCCTAGATTAGTGACTCTTACCGTTAATAATCAAAGTTACTTCTTTAGCCCAATCCTGCCAGTTTTCGTAGCGGTCTGGGTCCGGAATTGGAAAAGCAGAGAAGGTAAACGTACTAGCAATAATTTCTGCGGTGCTTTTCCAGTTTTCTTCGGTGTGGTATGGTATATTTAACTGACCGTAGTAGATAATAAAGTTACCGTTCCAATCCTCCCAGCTAGACTGATCCGGCACAAACGGAAAGAATTGCTGGTTGTTTTTATTTACGTAAATCGTCATGGCCGCTCATCACCAAACTCGCAGGTAATAAGCAAACGACCCATTTCAAAGTTGCCGTCAATTTGGTTTGATGTGAATTGTAGTCGAATTAAGCGGTGCTCAATACGAAGGTCTATTTTATCGGTATCGGGATCAAAGTAAAATGGTCCAGAATCCTCTTCGTTTGGGCTGTTTGCAAACTTCCTACCTAACACGGTCATAGACATGGTGCCAGTCTGTAAGAAGTTTGGCTCCACGCGGCGTAGGTGCATACGGCGGTTGACCCCAATTAAACCGTCTTGGCTTGGGTTACCAGTTAACCAGCTAATATCGCTTGTTGTAATGCTGGAATACACGGCAGTTTCACCGGTTAAGCCAACTTTATTTTGGCCGTATTCATGCTGCCAAATTGTGTAGCCACCATTTTGTTTGTATACCAAAGTACCAGCGGCGGGAGTAACGGTGCTAGAACCAGTAAACGTTACCAAAGTAACGCCAGGGGTTCCGATAGTGGTATTGAATGTATTAACCACAGCAGTTACTTGAAATGTTGCCAAAGCACCAGAAGTTGGTGAAAAGGTCAGGATACTACCAGGGCTAAATACTGAAGTTACATCGCCCGCAATATAAATTTGATTTGCGCCCGCTGCTGGCAAACTTGCTGGGTTTGTTATAGTGGTGTATGGTGCGCTAAATGTTGGGGTATAGTTCCAATCCGACCAAATAGGTGTTGGAAAAATCTCGGTGGTATATCCACAAGAACGTTGTGCTCCTTGTGCCTGCCCAGCGTCATACCATAGCTTATCTTTTGTATTATAAATAATAGCATCAGTACACTCAGTAGCAGTGCCACGTGGATAAAAGAACCAAATTTCGTTGTAGCGTGGCACCTTAGTGGCCCATACTTTTTGGCGCTGTGAATAGTTAATGTTGTCAAATAAGTAGTTTATGTTTTTGTCATTTGGCACTACTGTAACACTACCGTTATAAGCATAAAAACGGTCAACACCCATCCACCAGTACACACCGTCCATTTCAACCACGGCGTTAGACGACATGATAGAGATTTGGCTAGAAATAATATCATAGTTCCAAAACTGGCTAGTAGTTGCTGTACTAGAAGCAGAGGAGTTAAATGAAACACGAATCAAAGAGTCAGTTGCCCAGAACAAACCAGCTGGTGAGTTAGTACCACCACGCATTGGCATGCCCTTAACAATTTTGGATGAAGATACGTTAACTTGGTTAGCTAAGGTACCGTTCCAATCGTAAAAGTTTTGTTGTAAGTATGTGCTGCTAACGTTATTGTTTGCAATGTAGCCATGTGATCCGTATACAAATATAAACGGATACAACACAGTTACACCACCATCAACGCTAATGGGTTGATAGGTTGGGTTTGCGCCGGAGCTATCTGATAGTCCAGTAAACGTCCAACTGTTTCCAGTGCTCGGTGAAACATTACCAACCAATACTTGTGATGGAACACCGTTGTCAATATCAACTAAGTTGTACCCTGGGTGAGCAAACAGGGAAAGGTTACCACCTAGCGGGCTAAACTGAGAATCAAACTGCCAAGTAATCCTATATGGCCCAGCTGTTGGGTCTGCTGTAAATACCGCGCTGTTGTTTAACCATACGCTTGTCGGACTGCCGGTAATGGTGGTGGTTACTGTTACTGTTGTGTTGGGGGATGTATAGGTTGGTGTGCCAGTTGTAATGTAATTTACTGGCGTTGTCTGATTAAATATAACCGTTGTGCCTGTAGGAAAACTAGACCGCACATCACCTTTGATAACAAAAGTAGTGCTGGTAGTTGATACCAACGTAAATTGAACAGTACCGGGTAAAATATTTGCCGCAAAAGGACCACTACCTGTGCCATATGTAATGCCGCAGGTAAACACGTCTAGCTCTTTGTAGTTACCAGCAAAAATATAGTTGACGCCGTTGTATGGCTGTGAAATCAAGCCACGATAGATTCCAATATTGCTGGTAAACAGTGTGCGGTAGCCACCCATTTTTTTAGGGTCACCACGCTGAAAACGACACCACACGCCGTCGGTATACTGGTCGTTTTGAAACTGTGTACCGTCGCGCTTAATCCCAGCCGGTATTGCTAGGCTGTAAATTGAAGTGTACTGCGAGTTGTCCTGTTGCTGATTATCAGCCGCCATTTAGAACGTTCCGCCGCTAAAGGTTGTTGCGTATAGTCTGCCGTTAATTGTCACTACTGGAGAGGATGAAGTGGTTGCGTTAATATCAATAACTTCCACGCCGTTTGCTGCAAGTCCAAGAATGTTAGTACCGGGCAAATACATACCAGTTCTAGTGTCATTTAAGAATGAATAAGACGGCGCTGTTGCTACACCGTTAACAGCCTTAAAGCTAGAAGAGGATGACGAATTTAAAATGTATAAATAAGTACCGTCGCTTAATAACGTGTAAGTGTTACCAATTCCAAGAGACAACGGGGATTGACTACTTCCCTGGTTTTGGAATGTAACTGTGTCACTGGCGCTAGTACAATTATTAACCATTACGTATAGCTGCGTAATAGCGGGAAGTGTTACAGCCAATGATGCGTTACGTGTACCAGACTGGGAAATGTAGGTTTGAATAATTGGAGCATTTGAAACAAGGTTCAAGGTGCTACCAGAAATAGCGTCAACGTCGTATGTTGCAGAAGTAAACACAATGTTGTTTGGTGTTACCCAGCCAACAGTAATGTAGTTACCAGTGTTAACATCGTAAAAAATGTAGCCTGAGTCGCCCGGATTGGTGACAATTGAGGACAAGCCGTTAATAGTTTGTGGGGATGTTGTGGTAAAAGTTAACGCGCCGGTTCCGCTGTTTCTAAACGCAATAAACCAACCTCTTTGCAAGGTAGATGTATTTGGTAACGGAATGGTTCCAAGGCCTGCTGACCAATTATATGTCTTTGCTCTATCTAAGTTACCAATGACTGGGTTAGGAGCAATTGAAATATCAACAATAATTTGAGTAACTGCCAAGTAGCCATTTACAGTACTCAAACCGTAGGCACCAAGGGTGGACGGTGAGTTGTTGATTAATGCTGCGGCGTTGGCAGTAGATGTTCCAGCACCAAAAACAAAATTCCCCCAAGTGCCAGATGTAGTGCTGTTATCTGTTAGGTAAAAATACTGTGATATGCCCGGTGCAATGGTGACGGAGTTGGAGCCAGTTGAATCTGTTACCAAGAAGGAATATGATCCCTTGTTGTTAAACATGATGTCTGCGCCAACGGTACCAAAGCTACCCTGCGGCAACGCAATAGACAAGCCAGAGGTAGACGGTGTACAGTCAATGATTCGAGTTGCTGGAACCTGACCGGCGGTTTGGTTTACCGTTGAAGGCCAATATAAAGCTGTATTAGCACTAAACGCAAGCGCAGAGTAAGATACGTCTGTTGGCGTTACAACAGTGCCTGTAAAGGGTGAGGTATAAACTGGTGTGGACATGTATTAGGGTTCCTGAACAGAGGTATTTCGATCTACGCGGCGCGAATTGTCTTCTTTTTTCAGCGCGGCAAGTGCTGTTTGGTAATAATTTTGCCAAGTTTGTATTTTGTCCAATGCTTTTAAATATACCATTGCATGATACATGCTGCCGTACAACATTAATTGTGGGCAAGTGGCAGTAAATAAATTTTGTTGGTTGTTTGCGTCTAGTGGTTGGATTTCAGCGTAGTAAATAATTTCAACCGGATAGCTTTGATTTGGGGTTGGAGCAAAATTCCAGTTGTTGTAGTCATAGTCTGCGTAGTACAACGGTTTTCCTGTAGAAGATTCGGCGGTATACTGCGCCACGTAGTCTTGACTGCGTAGTAGCACCGGCTCGCCATTAATCTTCATAGACACCGTTTTACGCCAACGGGCTGGTTTGTTTAAAACCGCTACGTTAGAGGTAAGGTTAGTTTCTACAACAATAAGCTGCATGTATGTCTTTAACTCAGCAGCTATCTGAGCTTCAGTCATGGCAATAATAGTGGGAATAGTTGCTATAAAATTATCATCAGACCGTTCTGAATAATTAATTATATCTGCAACAAGATTGTCGTAGGTCATAACAACACTCATTTTAAAACCTCGTATCCCCATTTTGCAGGGTTTGTTTTTATTCTATATGCAATTGTTTTGTAATGTAATTTTTGAAAATCTGCTAATGTTTGTATTCCGGTAAAAATAACATCATTAAATTTGATTTTTCGTGTTTGGGGATTATTGGCTCCGCCAGCATTAGCAATTCTCATTTTTTCTCTAGTTTGTTGAGAAACAATTTTTCCAAATCTAGGGTGATTTTTTCCGCAATATTTACCTTTTCTAGCAATACTAATTTTTTGTTTTGTTTTTTCAGATGTTATATGTTTCATTTTTAATTTAGTTTCATCTGAGTGTTTATAACCAGAAGCACCTTCACCACCATTTGTTTTATTAGCTAATGAATATCCTAAATCATTAAAACATTTAATTAATAATACTTCATGACTAAAGGCTTCTTCTTCAGTATCCCAATTAGCTAAAATTTCAACATTAAAACTTCCATGTTTTTGTACAATAGATTTCCAATGTAAATTTCTATTGTGTGTTTTCCACGCACGTCTTTTAATACCTTTTCCAATATAGAAAATAGTCCCATTTGGTTTAGTGTGCGCGTATGTATAGAACATGCTATTTGGTGTAATACGAAATTACTGGAGCAAAATAAATTGGCGATTTGTCACGTTCTTCGTTAGAGGCTTGCATAAATAGCTTATCTGCTTGCTGTTCTAAATACTGAACGCGTGTCATATCTACGCCAGGTAGTTGAAGCGACAGTTTGTGTGACAGACTGGCTTGTACTGAAGTGATCCAACGGTCTGGTACATAGATCTGGTTTGTCAATGAACCAACGTCTTCCATTTGTTTTTCAACAAGAAGCTGGAACATTTGGAAGTCATTGTTTGGGACTGGCCACAAGTACATTGATGGCTCAATGGTGCGGTCGTACCAATACTGTAATGAACGAACAGAAGGGAATTGTTTGTTAGGAAGATTCCAGTAGTCGTCGCGGTTTAGGCGAGCCAATGGAATAACCTGTTGACTGGTAGAGAACACAATCTCGCGAACAGTAAATGTGGTCGCTACGGTTTCTCTTAGTCTATAATAAAGGTGATTTGGTGTGATGGCAATGTTAAAATACGCCCACTGACGATCTGATAGCGTAGTAGTCGGTAGCTGCTGTACGGTAGTCCATGTGGCGCCGTCGTCGCTTACCTCGTACGCAAAGTTGTATGTTGTGGTTCCGCCAGTTGCATTGTACCCATTAAAACCAACATAAAACACTGGTTGCGCTTGGGCGTACTGCAATCCAAGCCAATTTTCGCTTACTGTAGAAGTAGCAATGGTATTAAGGTTTTGGTCAAACGCTGCTGGGGATAGGGTATTGTCTGTAGGCAAGTATGAAGATGCCTGAGAGTTGATAATGTACACCCAGTTAGCCTCACGAACATCAATCGTGGTTTTTGGCAGTGTTAGTTGCTGTTGTGCTGTTAGAGCGCCATATAACTGGTTCTCTAAGAGCCAAAGGTTTACCCCGAGATTGGATAGGTTTTGCAGGTTGTAAAACAACGCTTGCTTAGCAGCGCCAATATACTCAGGCGTGATTTCTTCTGCTGTTTTACCAGCATCACGGAACGCATAGGAAATTAACTGGTCAACACTAATTGTTGTTTGGCCAGTGGTGTTGCTATAAGCCATGTTACCTTCCGCGGCCCGCGGCTCGCTTAGTTACTTTTTTGGGTAGGTTATTAGAACTTGGTCCTGCTTTGACAAATTCTTTACCGACTTTTTTAGGTATTCCAATTGTTGATTTACCAGCGGCTGCGGCGTACATTGCGGCTCGCTGGTTTTCCGATTTGTATGGCATATTAGCACTTACCTGCTTTGCCACCACGCTTTTGAGCTACTGGAGCAGGAGCTTGTGGAGCCGGTTGCATCTGCTGACCCAAGCCAGCCAAGCCCATCGCTGCCTGTTCGCCAGCACCCATTGGCACGCCGGCGGCTTGTTGTAACTGCTTGGCTCTAAGGTACTTAGCTTCGTTTGCACGGGCTGCAGCGTTTTGTGCTGGTGTGCCCATAATCTTGTCACGGAGGTCAGTTAATACATTGCCTCCGTCAGCAAACTTTTTTACGCCACGACCAGTCTTGTATCCGTTGATGTCATCAATTGCGTTTTTGTCTTTTAAGCGACTTGGCTTAATAGCAGCTTTGTTTGGTGCGTCGGCTTTCTTGTCGCCAGTTGCAGGTACTTTTTTGATTGCGTCTTTGTGACCAGCTGGTTTGCTCTTCTCTTTTTCTACGTCAGAGCCCTTGAAGTTTGGCTTTGTGGCCGCTTTAGACGGAGCTGCTGCTTTGCCCGGCTTGATGTCTTTTACCTTGGCAATACGGTCTAAGTCGCCAGAAGATTTTTTAGCGCTGTACTCATTGTCTACGCTACCACCTTCTTTGTAGGCATTACCGCCGCCACAATACTTCTTAACTGTACCAACGGCCTTTTTAGCACGGCCGCCTTTTTTGAGGCCAGACAAGTCAGTCTTTTCTTCGTGTTGTTGCTCATCGTGCATGCCAATCGCTTTTTTAACTACTTTTTTGGCAGGAGCGTTTACTTCTGCTACTTGTTTGCGGTCGCGTTTTGTGAAGTTTTTTACTTGTTGCTGAATAGATCCACCTTCTTTAAAGCAAGGTAAATCGCTTCTCATTTTGGGAGTTGCTTTGAAATCTGACATTGTGTTTCCTCGAGGGTTTATGGGTTAAAGGATGATCAGTCCTACATTTACTAATACGCTAAAACAGGCTAAATTGCCCCTAAAAATAGTTCTTTTTCACGTTTGCGGCGATTTTCTAAAACGGCGGGTTTGTTCCACATCAAGATTGCATCCGCAGCGCCTTTTAGGTCGTTTGCGTTAATGCGTTTTACTACAGTGGAGTTTTTAAACGCTGTAGCTCCAATATTAAAGCACAGGCTGTATAAGGCGTCAAATTGGTTCTGGCTAAGGGGTACCTTCACCGAGCTCTCTACGGCCTCGCTACACCACTTTAAATCGCTTCTAAGAAGCTCTTCTACCTGGTCATTAGTTAGGGTGGCGTTAATAAGGTCTTTTTCGTCATCTTTAATAAGGTGACCTACGCCAATGGTCCATAGACCTTTGGTATCTTTGTATGCCTTGTTACGGGCGCCTTCTTCTTTGGTAATAAAGTCTAAAGTGGATTTAGCAATGGCCATGATATTTTCTTCAATTTTGGTGTATTTATCTGTGAAGTGGATGGCGGCAAATATGCCCAACACCCATAAAAGTACTACAAATAGCTTTTTCATTTTGGCTCCTTTCTTTGTGGTATATTACCACATTAGGGGGTCAATACAGGCTATAGCTTGTATTTTGCAATTATCGGCTATAGCCTGTATTTTATTTCAATGCGTCGTATTGTTGGTAGCAGGCTGAGAGAGCTGATCGCAAGATGTCGGCTCGGGCAGCTTCCCGGTCAAGAAAAGTTGCATCCTCGGCAGAAAGGGACAACCCAGTTCCACCTTGTCCATTGCTGGAGGCTTGGGTGCGATTGGGACGTTCACGCAGCCCGATAAGAGCATCAACGAGCTGAGAATTAATAGAAGTGATTTGGGCATCTTTATCTTTTCTTATTTGGTCGGCGGCGGCTTGGTGTCGTTCTTGGAGCTCTTGGGTGAGGGCTTGTTGCTGCGCTTTGTAGCGATCAAATCTTGCAGCTTCCAAAGAGTAGCCAAGATAGCCAGCGCCGCATAACAGTACAACACAAATTCCAATTTTTGCATAAGTAAGTATCGGTAGGGGAAACATTATTGATCTGGCTCAGCCTTTTGCTTCATAGCGACACTGGCGCCTCCGGCAGCTGAGACAATCCCAAGCGATTCGGCAAGCTCACGAAGGCTGACGGTGCCGTGCAACACTTCATAGGCTGCCAGTAAGATAACGGCGAACATGCCGACCAGCCAAGACACACGGCCTAGGTCGTAGGTCGTGTTGTCCTTGCCAGTAAGTAGTTGCTTAATAATGTCGTTCATTTGCGAATTTGGTCTAGCTTATCTTCAATACGGTGGACTGCTTTAAGAACCTCTTCCCAACGGTCTGAAAAGTCGTCCTTGTGCATGTAGTTTTCAGCCAAGTGTGTGCGCAGGTCGTGTAAGTCTATTTTAAGAGCCTGGACCGCAGTCCAAAGCTCTTTCATAAACCAACCGATTGCCACAAACACCAGCGGCAGTATCATGTTGAAAAAAGATTGTAAGTCCATTTTATTCTGCAGTCTCTCTTGCTAGGCGGTATGCCGCTTGGTCGATTGCCATCTGCAGGATTGGGGATACTGGAGCCTGGTGAACCTGTGGCTCTGGAGTATCTGCAACTACAATTTCTGGCTCCACTGGAGCAGCTGGAGCTTCTTCAATAGTAGCAACTGGAGCAATAACTTCAGTTTCAATAGTGTCTTTTAATGCCATGATAATAATTCCTTATTGTTGTTAAAATTAATACTTACCTTCAGCAAATACATTTACAAAAACTGTGCCATCTTCTAATGCTTCAATTTCATGCCATTCGCCAGCAGGAAGATTTAAAGGCTGACTATTTTTATTAATTGTGTAGCTACGACCTTCAAGGCTTACCAAACAAGAACCACTATGGCAAATAGTTGCGTGTGAGTAAATATGATTATGTGCTGGCAATCCTTCATCTTTATTAGCATGGTACACACGAATCTGTGCACCATCATAAATAAAATCATGTTTTAAAAGTGCAGGTTGCATTATGCCGCCTGTGTTCCAGTTGTCGTTGGTTGATTAGCGGCTGGAGTTTGAGGGTCTGGAGCAACATAAATAGGTTGTGGCTGATTGGTTGTTAAAACAGTACCATCCCAAGTAAATCCAATATCGCCAGCACCAACAACTTGTTCTAATACCGATGGAGTTGTTTTTGTTGGGGTTGTCCAAACCATTGCTGGTGTAGTTGCTTGGACAAGCATAGTTGCATCTGCTGGGGGTTGCCAAGTATTAACATCACCATCCCATACAACATTATTAGTTACTACATTATTTTCTACTACAAAATAGTTTTGAGTTGTCATTTAATATTCCTTTTTACCATTCAATCAGAACAAAACCAGCTACACCAGCAGTACCATTAGGACTACCAGCAGTACCAGCCGCACCAACAGTTACAGTAACTGAGCCACCAGGAGTTAAACCAGTTACATAGCCGACTGTGCTAGACGAACCACCAACCCCACCAATGTTTGTGCATGGAGTAGTTCCACAACAAATAAGAGTTGTGTTTTGTCCCCCAACTCCATTACCTCCTCTCCCAGTAATGGATGGCAAAACATACGAAGTTCCGCCAGTAATAGAACCACTTGTTCCATTTGCTCCCGAATGAGTTCCAGCACTTTGATTACTAGACCCTGCACCACCTCCACTTGTTCCAATTACTACATAAGAGCCAAAAGACGATGAACCACCAGACCCACCACTAGTAGCTCCTGAAAATGCACCGCCACCGCCGCCGCCACCACCAGAACATATAGATACTTTAACTGCTGTAACTCCAGCAGGAACTGTAAATGTTCCGTTAGCTGTAAAGACTTGGCCGAGCACACCGACTGCTGCAGGTAGAGACACAGCTCCTGTACTACCATTAACAGAAGTTACGCCGCCGTTTGCTGCTGTTGTGGCTGTGGCCGCGTTTCCTCCAATTGATAATCCAGCGGCAGTTCCTGTTAACCCAGTACCTGGACCACTAAACTGAGTAGAGGCTGTTATTGTTGTACCATTTATCGTGCCGTTTACTAGCAAGTTGCCTGCGCCCGCGTCTGTTGACGTGCCGATCGACACGCCGCCAGCGCTAGAGATGCGCATACGCTCCACGGTAGCTGCCTTGAACACCACCGGTGCGCCTACGTCCGTACCAAACACGAACAGCGTGTTGGTTTGGTCCCAGTACATCTGCGCCTTTTCGGTGCCGTTGTTGTATAGTGACACAGTGGTATATTGCTGGCCACCGTTATCAATTGACAGGTTGTTTGAGTTGCCGCCCTTGACGTACAAGGTGGCTGGCGTAGACGTAGAGCCAATCGACACGTTGCCGCTGGCGTCTTTATAGAACTGACCAGAACCTAAGTTAACAATACCAGTACCGCCAGTTAACGTGGTGGTGTAGGCAATACTGGTTGCGCTTACAAAACCGCCAGATAAGTTGGTTGCGGTGTAAGACGTTGAACCAGAGTATCCACTAAAACCCGACGCACCCGCTGATCCGTTTTGACCAGAGTAGCCACTAATACCGCTGTAACCAGAGGCTCCAGATCCGCTGTAGCCAGAAAATCCACTGTATCCCGAGATGCCTAAAGAACCACTAGAACCATTAATACCGCTGTATCCAGAAAAGCCGCTGTAACCTGAGATGCCAGAGCCGCTGTAACCAGACACGCCAGAGCCACTGTAGCCCGAGTAGCCAGAAAGGCCGCTGTAACCAGACGTTCCGTTAGTTCCTGTCCCGCCACTATATCCACTAAAGCCGCTAAAACCACTAAAACCAGATGCGCCGGTAGAAGATGTCCAGTAAAAGCCACTACCGTTCCATCCAAGATAAGTGCCAGACACACTTGGTGCGGCCATAAACACAGTGGAGCTTACACCGTTTTGGTAAGGGATTTGGCCTGATGTGCCACCCGATAGATTGCCTGCTGCCGCAGCGCCAGCTACGGAGGCAAGCAGTGTTACTGCGCCGCTGGTGTTCTTAAAGTACATCTTGCCGTCGGTGATGTTAAGTGCCAGCTCACCGTTTACAAGGTTGCCTGCCGTCGGGGCAACCCCAGAGGTGGCGCTGTAGTACAACGAAATTGGTGTGTAGCCGGATTGGGCCATGTTTTATTCCTTTAGGTGCTCTAATATTTCTTTTGGTTTTACAAAGCGATCGTTACTGTGTTCGGTGGCCTCCCACCATATAAACTGATTTTCTACTAAACATGATCGGTCTTTTAGTAGGTTAATATTTTCTGGGTGTCCAAATATCAGCGGATCAGATGGCCCCCATAATACGATGCCGGGTACTCCTTCATCCCAAGCTAAATGTTGAAAAAAACTATCTACTCCAATCCATGTCTTACATTGCCATAGTAATTCTCGCAAAGCTGGAATCGGTAAATTCTTTCTAAAATCTGGTACTAATTGCTTTTCACCCTCAACGCCAATTTGCACAACATGTATAGTTTTTTGCAATTCTTGTACAAGTTGTTCCCAATATGGATAGTTTTTTGGGTTTTCTTTATTTGTTCTTAGTTTTTGTGCATACGGGGAGATGATAATCATAAGTACATCTTCCGGTATGCTTTTTCTAAACTATCTTTCCACTTCCACTGGTTCATCTTCTTGTAGACGTTCCACGGGTCAAGATCACCAAATAGCTGCACTGCCTCTGCTATTGACCTGCCGGGAACCACTTCAGGGTAACAACTAAAAACTTCAGCGTTAGGTATTGAAGGAAGTATGCGGCTGAATACAATATGGTCACCAAGGCCACAATTGAGAACCACAATGGTACGATCACGGTACTGCAAAATATTTCTAAAAATCTGCTCATCATGCTCATACATTTCCTTCCTTGTCTCGCTACGAATCCCGCCGTCAGGATTCTTCATGTGCCAGGTAATGGCGTTTGGTACTACTAAAATGCTGTAACCTTTTTGCTGCAGCTGAAAAGTAAACAACGTCTCTTCTCTGTGCGCTACCCTAGATAGTCCTAAATTATAATCTGCCACACCAGCACGATATAAAAATGAACAGTGTAGATGATCAACTTCTTGGGCTACATTAAACTTGCCCCACTGGATGTTTGGTTCTGAATCAATGTTATCAATTCGTCCAGTTATGCCAGCGGTGTTTGGTATGTTTGGTGGTGTCCAAATATGACTACCCACAGCACCCAAATCGGGCCACATATCAATCCAACGATACAACTCTTCTAGTACATTGTACTCAGGTACCGCGTCATCGTCAACGCGCCAAACCCAATCAAAACCCGCTAGGTTGGCTCGTTGGTGGATGTGGTGCTGACCTTTTTTGTCAGCGTACTGCCACTCCCATGCAACACCCTTAATATCTAACATCTGAAAAAAGTGCTGGTACAAAAACTCTTTTCGCATGTCCTGCGGCTCGTCATTGTCATCGTAGACAATCAGCTTATCAACCGGCTTGGATTGGTTAATGATGGCATTTAATACTAAGGGCAGTGTTGTGAAGTACCTACCCCGTGTTGCCACGGAACATAGTACTTTACTCATTGTCCCACCTGCAGATCATCAAGTTGCCCGGATTGCTCTGGTCTACTTGGCGCATTACCGAGGAAATGTTACCCTCAAAGTCGATGTACTCAAACGTAAATCCAGGGAAGTCTTTTTCAGTCAACCCATGCAGCTTGTGGTGCTCTCCCCAGAAGCCTTTTGGCTCGTTGTGAGGCACGGTAATTAAAAGGCGTTTGCAGTGCCCTTTTAGCCTCTCTACGACTTGTAGGCCGTTGTCTAGGTGCTCCACTACCTCGAACGCTATAATCGTGCCATAGCGCCCCAAATCAAACGTATTGATGTCAGCTTGGTAAAACGTTGCGTTATCAGACCACTGTTGTTCTTTGGCTACGTTTATAATAATTGGGTCGTAGTCCAAACCCATGTAGGCTTGCGTGTTTAAAAACTGGTAACCGTAGCCTGTAGAGCATCCAATCTCAAGCACCGAGCCCGGTAGTACGTTTTTCCCTGCCCACTCGTATCTTTGGGTTTCACGGGGAAACACTGGATCACCTTTGAGGAATACTGCCCGCTCGTAGTTGTTTGACAGGCGCCAGCGGTACCAGTCTAAGTTGTATTGCTTTGCTAACCGAAGTTCGTTTAGCAAAAACTTGTTGCCCCAGTCTTGTACCAGCTGCGGGTCGTGCATCGTGCCCTCGGCCTTGTGGTAGATTGGAAACTGACCATTATCCCAGTTTGCGTCCATCGTAAACCCAGCATCTTGGGCTTTTAGGCAAAACTCAATGTCCTCACAGCCACCGGTGCTGTATTCTTCGTTAAGGTAGCCAATGGTTTTAAACACCTTGGCGTCAATTAACACGCAGAAGAACACCGCAAAACGACGCTGGGTAATGGGTGAGAACTGCGTCCACACAGAGCAAATATCAGCACCACTGTCTAACTTCTCAATCCAATTTGGCCCCAATAGCTGGGTGTCGTTGTTAAGGAGGATGATTTTGTCCCCCTTAGCCTTTTTAATGCCCCTGTTTGTAGCCACTGCAAACCCAGCGGGTGCCGGATCCCAAATAGCATCAAAGTGGGGTATTGCGCTTGCCAGATAGTTAATGTACTTATCTGTGTTATCTGTACACCCGTTGGCGCTGATAATCAGCTCTACATCGGTCAAGTCGGTGTACTTAATAATCGAGTCTACACACGGCTTTAAGTACTTCTCACAATTATTGTAAGTTGGTATTACAATGCTGTATTTCATATTTTCCTTACGGGTTCGTACGAACCTATATTATATCATCTTACTACCACTAATACGCAAAAAAGTAAAAAATTGACTATCGTTTATCAAATAAATTTAAAAAGTTTGACAGGTTTGACGAGATAAACCAGCCTGTGTTATTTCCAGAATCGGTGGAATAGTAAGCGTCCCACGCAGCACCGCCGGTAGCTTTGCTGTCTTGAATGTTTAAATAGTTGACAGATACTTGACCGCTTGTTTTACTAATAGTAGCTTGTGTTCCTGATACTGTGCTATTTAATGTAACTAAATTGCCAGCCGTACCATTTAAATTTAAATTGGTTACATTAAGCTGTGTTGCAGTTGCCAATAAAGAGATAGTACAAGGCTGTGTTGTATTTGTTAAGGTTGTAATTGTGTTTGAAGCAGATGCTTGACCAATATTAAGTGTTCCAGTACCACCCATAGTAACTTGAGGAAATACGCCTAGTGGAGCATTAAAAAATGTAGTAGCAGAGCTAGTAAATACAATGTTTGAACCTGTTAAATTGTAAGTTGTATTAGTGTTTGAACCAGAAAATCCTGAATTAGAAGTACCGCCAGAAATAGTTACTGTGCTATTAGTTAAAGTTAATGTTTTAGTACCAGTATTTTGAAAGTTAAATATTGCGCAGTTTAATGCATATCCAGCTGTGCTAAATGTTCCACCAGAAAGTGTAAATTGCCCTGTGCTAACAGAAGATGTTAAAGTTAATGGCCCAACTAATGTCAAACTTCCTGCGGCTTGTTTTAATATAGTAGTGTCTAATGAATAACCATTGCTAGTAAATGTTTGGCTATTTGTTGCTGAACTAAAACTAAATCCGTATGTTGCGCTGTTTGCACCAAATCCTGTAGCGACCCCTGCTGCTGGTAATACAAGATTTTGATAAATAATTGCGTTACCTGTACTAGCTGGAACTAAACCGAATGTTCCGGTAAAACCAGTAAAGTCTATTGTTTGATAGCCACGACTTCCATTAATTTGAAAGTTATCAGAACCAGCAGTAATGTAAAAGTTAAGTGCGTTTGCTTCTGTTTGTTGTTGGGCACCTATAATTCTTGTTCCTACAGAGCCAGAATAAGTGCAGTTAATTTTACTTGTGCCCGTGTAAGTAAATGGAACCGTTGTTGCACTACTGCTTGACCAAACACTGCCATTACTACCTGCTACGTTAATTTGTCCTGTACCAAATAAAATATTACGAGGAGCAGCATTATTAGCTGAAAAGAATCCTGTAGTAAGCGTTTTACTGTTTAAGTCTAATGTTCCGCTATTGTAAGTTAATGTCCTACTAGTACCCATAGTCATTGCGTCTTGAAGCTGAACTGTACAACTAGCTAGACTAACAGTTCCAAAAGTAGTTACTGTTCCTGTTGCAGAACTTGAATAAGTAAGTCCTGTATTAGATGATGAAACTACAGTAAAAGTGCCGTTATATGCAGATGGCACTACGTTTGCTACAGTAATTGTTGAGCCGACTGCAGGAAATGTTGAAGTTGATGCATATGTTACTGTGACTGTGCTACCACTACCAGTAATACCAGTAGGGGTTATACTTGCTCCTATAAAAACTGGAAAATCAAGTGTGACGCTGTTGGTGGTAATGTTTTGCTGTGTACTTAAACCAGAAAGAAATGTTGTGTTATTTGTTCCAGCAGTCAATGTCATGCCAGAAGCTAATGTGTAATTTCCATAAACATATATTGTTGAGTTTGCAACTGTATTAGTAGAACCAGAACTAAATATTAAGTTTTTAATAAAACTATTACTTGTTAGAGTAATAGCATCACTTGATGCAGAAAAAGTAAAACTAATAGCACCAAGTTCTCCTACAGCTCCAGCCGTATTTGAATGAGATATTGTTCTTGTACCTGTAGAGCCTGAATAAGTTAAATTAACTTGAGGTGTGCCTGTTAAAGTAAACCCCGTAGCAGTACTCATAGCCCATACAGTAGCAGAATTGCCAGTAAGTGTAATATTTCCAGTACCAAAAGCAATCGACCGAGTATTAGAGTTTGTCGAGCTAAATATTCCGCAACTTAAAGTATTGTTATTTAAGTTTAAATTGCCAGATGTAAAAGTAAATGTTCTAGTTGAGCCTATTGTTAAATTACCTACAAGCTGAACTGTTTGTGTTCCCGACACTGTAATAGGAAAGTCCATTGTAAAACCATTACTGGTTATGTTTTGTTGGACTAAAGTAGATGCAAATGTTATTGTATTAACACCAGCGGATATTGTTGCACCTGAACCACTAGAAGGTAGAGTTAAATCACCATAAATTGTTTTAGTAGTATTTGCAAATGTCCCTGCAAATCCTGTAAGATTTAAGTTTTTAAAAGTTGCTGTACCCGCAGTGGTGCTTGATGTAATTGTGTCTGTTCCGCCAGTAATATTAAAACTCATTGAATTGGCTTCAGATGCACCACCTGGGGATATAGTTCTAGTTCCAGTTGTGCTAGTAGAGTTTAATATACACAACGGAGTACCAGTTAATGTATAGCCACTTCCACCACTAAACATAAAAGCACTATTGCCAGATATTGTGATGCTGTTTGTTCCAAATGCTAATGTTCCTGTAAAAGCATTTATATTTAGTGCATTACATATTGCTGTTCCAGAACCAATAGTTACTGTATTAGCACCTGAATTAGCATCAAAAAATACGTTATCAGCAGTTGTAGGAACGGCCTGACCTCCAGTACCACCAGAAGTTGTTGCCCATTTAGTACCAGCGGTAGCATCCCAAGTTCCTGTACCGCCAACCCAATATCTGTTAGCCATTTATTATTCCTGAAACACAGGGTTATCTACAGGAGTGGTAATAATCTTGTACCACTTATCAAAACGGGCTTGCTTCATTGCCTCAATTTCTTCAGGCGTAAGCGTGTTGTCATCATCTAGGATTAGTGCATCGCTAAATGTGTACCCGTTTTGTGTGATTGTGTAATCAATTACCATTATTGTTGCGCGGTTGCTACTGCGTCCCAAAAAGTATCTTGACTGTTATAAATGCAACCAATATATAAAACTTTACCCGCAACCGTTGTTACCGGCAACGTTACACCAACCGCGCGATACGCGCCGCTGGTAGTTGTCCAAGTAAGTGCTTGTGCGGTTCCGTTATCTTTAATGCGAATAATTAATTTTTGTCCGTCTGTTGGAGTTCCAGAGGGAGTTGCAATTGTTGCCGAAGTTGCCAACGCGGTTACTTCGTATTGAGTAGCCGTGTTTGGAGTTGGTGTAATGGTTGTTGCGGTGGTAATGCTGGCGGTTAAAATTGTTGCGGGGAATCCTGAGTACCCGCTGTATCCTGACGTACCACTGTATCCAGAAGTACCAGAGTAGCCAGAGTATCCAGAGATGCCAGAGTATCCAGAGATGCCAGAGTATCCAGAAATGCCAGAATAGCCAGAAACACCAGATCCAGAATAGCCAGAAACACCAGATCCAGAGTAGCCAGAAGTACCAGAGTATCCAGAAGTACCACTGTACCCAGAAATACCAGAGTAGCCAGAGTATCCGGAAGTACCAGAGTATCCAGAGATGCCAGAGTATCCAGAGATGCCAGAGTATCCAGAGATGCCAGAGTATCCGGAAACGCCAGATCCAGAATAGCCAGAAACACCAGACCCAGAATAACCAGAAACACCAGACCCAGAATAGCCAGAAGTACCAGAGTATCCAGAAATACCAGAATAGCCGCTAAAGCTAGAGTACCCAGAAATACCGCTGTATCCAGAATAGCCACTAAAGCTAGAGTATCCAGAAGTGCCAGAGTATCCAGAGATGCCAGAATAACCGCTGTATCCCGACACGCCGCTGCCGCTATAACCCGATACTCCGCTACCAGAGTAGCCAGAGTAGCCAGAAAAGCCGGATTTACCAGAATAGCCAGAGATGCCAGAGTAGCCACTAAAGCCAGAAATACCAGAGTATCCAGAAAAGCCTGAAGAACCAGAAACAGGACCGACAACCTCGGTTGATCCGTCGCTAAAATAAATGGTTAGGTTACCCGTTGTTGGGTCGTAAATAATATTGGTAATTAATTTGCCGGGCGAGGCAGCATTGGCGATCTGGGAAACAGACGCCTGTTTTGTTACACCATTTTGTACTACAACCGTTTGCTCTATGCCGGTTAGGCTTGTTGCTACGGGTAGTTGCGTTATCGGTAAATTTGCCATTTATTTTATGTGTAAGTAAATGCTCCGTGCAACGTTGCTGTTCCGTAAGTGGAACTGGCAGAAACGTCAACAAGACCGGTTACAATATATGCGGGGGTGGTAGCTACAATTTGTGTTGGTGAATTTATTGTAAACGTTGCGTTTACTCCACCAAACTTGATGTTGGTGATGTTCACAAAATTAGAGCCATTAATTGTTACGCTTGTGCCACCAGCTTTAGGTCCAGTAATTGGACTAATGTTGTAGAGCGCTGGCGATAGTGGGGGTGGTGCGGATATATACTGACTGTTTAGGTTCAAGTCACCAGGAGCACCAGCTTGGCCGTACGGCGCACCCTCAATGTACAAGTTGTCATACTGTACATTGGTATTTGGGGCGCCTTGTTGGTCAATTAAATTTGGAGCAATTGCAATAGACACGTCAGGGCGCGGAAAACGTAATGCAATGTTTTCGGTTTGAAGCGCAGGCAAGCGCCATGGGTCAAAGTTATCTAGGTCGTCCTTACACACCCGCATGCCAGGGAAGTTTGGATCTGGCATGAGGTCCACATAGGCGAACTTCCTATTGCAGCGGTCACAGACCGCTACAGATAGGACAGAGTTACCTCTTGTATCCAAATATACGGGGGGCATTTAGGTGCCTTAAGCGGTTTGACCGTTGTTCTTGATTAAAACACCACCGATGTTTACGCTAGTAACTGCGGCTGTAGCGGCACTGCTTGCAACTTGGAATCTTAAATCTGTTCCGCTAGCATAAGGGAAAGGAAAATGCCTTTGAACTTCATAAGTGGTATTAAATGGAGTTTGTACAATAACTCTTTGCACACCAGAAGAAGCATTTGTTAATGCTCTGTAAGTTGTGTAGTTTGCACTGTTGCCGTTAAAAGACGAATATGCACCGTATCTATACCCATAAAATGTATAGCCGTTAGGTACAGTATACACAGCCATTTGTGACGTACCAATACTGGTGGTAACACCGTTAACAACTTGTGTATTGATTTGTGCGTAAGTTACTCCGCCAGTAGCAAGCGTAATAACTCCTGTAGGATTAGTTGCTGAACCTACAGATACCGAAATGTTATTGATACGGAAATACGAATTAACTGTTGTTACACCTGTTGTACCATTCAAAACCAAATTTTCAGTAAGAAGGTTGTAATTTATATCTAAGCCGGTAATTGCAATGGTAGCAGTATCTGTATTAACGGTACTTACTAATGTCATTGTAGACGCAGACGTAGGAAACACGTAGTCTGTTGTCGACATGTTTTCCCAAACTGTTCTAAATAAACCTGCAGTAGCAGGCGTAGTTCCGTAAGCAAAAATATTTGCAGTATTGTGGCCCATAATTTGGTTACGAGACACTTGAAGTTCAAACGGCTCATAAGCGCCTTGAACGGTTACGGAATGAGGAGGTGATGGATTTTGCTGTAAATTTGTGACGAGTGCCATAATTAATTTCCTTAAATGTTAAACAAGGGGGATTGCTCCCCCTAGGCAATTAATTACGAGTTAGTTAAACCAGCACCGTAGGCAGTGATTGAACCATCAACGTTACGTGGTGTGTAAGATACATCAAATGTGCCGTTCAAAGAACCGCTTGTCAATGTAGTTACTGCAGCTGCTGTGAAAGTCAAAGTAGCGTCTAGTGTACCGATGTTGTTCAAGATTGCTGCAGTAGCTGCAGTAGCTGTTGGAACATAAGAAATAACACCGCCAGCTGCTGTAGGAGTAATTGTACCGATAGTGGTAGTAGTTACAGCACCAGTTGTTGGGTTAGTTTGAGCAATAGCTACAGTGATAACACCACCAACTAAACCGCCAGCTGCAACAGTTTGGAAAAAGCGAATGTTGCTGATAATTGCACCAGCTGGGATTACGTATGGTGTTGCTGTAGTTGTACCAACGTCAGCTGTTGTGAACAAAGTTGTTCCGGCTGTGGTTGTAGTGATTGGGTTAGTAATGAAGCTCTGTTGGTTTACAGATACTGCGCCAGTGTTATCTGGAGCGATTGTGCCGTTGTTTGTTGGGTTATTGCGCTTGAATACGCGAATTGGGCCTGTGAATGTGCTTGACATTTTGATTCCTTATCTTAGTGGGTATCCCAAGCTGTCTCTAAGTCGTCTCGCCGGGAAGTTCAGCGGTCAGAATGGGATGATTCTTCCTATATTTACTAATACGCTAAATTGCTGCAAAGCGCCCTAAAAAACAAAAAAGCCACCTTGTGGGTGGCTTTTTTGGTGTTGCAATGGTTTGGATTACAAACCAGGTGTGCCGTAGATGTTACGTGCATCGTGCCATCCTGTTGCGTATCGCTCAGTGGCTTTATAACGCATGGAGTCAGTCTCAAAATCGCCCTCCATACTTTTTTCCATTGGACGACGCATAACGAGCATGAGACCATTCTCAGCATCAGTCTGAACCCACCAAGCCTTGCTAGAGGACAAACGTGTAACCACGTGTGTGCCTTTAGGCAACATGCCTGTTGATTTGATTGGGTTCAAATCGTTGTCAGCTGTACCAGAACGGAGAACAGACTTGAGGATAACCTCAGCTTGGAACTCGAGTGCTGGTGGAACAACTAACTGCTCTGCCTTCAGGCGGATACGCTTACCGTTGTTGTCAACAGCAGAGCGAATCTGAATCAACATCTGTTCAACAGAAGTTTGGCTCAAAGATGCAGCTGTAGATAACTGGTTAGAGTAAGAAGCGCCGTTAGCGATTGGGTGAGCTGTGTTGATCAAAGTAACGCCGTCGCCACCAACATAACCGCTTGTGAAAGCAAAGTTAAGGATGTTGGCGCAAAGAGTTTCTTTGGTTTCAATCATAGACTGAGCCAAGTGCTTAGCGAAGGTTGAACCGATACGGATGTGATCGCCGTCTTCCATCAAAACTTTGGTCAAGGCATAAGCCAAGCCATAGATTTGGTAGATGAAACGG